GTAGAAATAACTGAACTTGGTAGAGATTTAGACTTTGATAATTTATCACGTGGTGAACGTAATAGACTTATTTTAGGTTTAAGTTGGAGTTTTAGAGATATATTTGAATCATTATACAGTACAATTAACGTGCTATTTGTAGACGAATTAATTGACAGTGGTTTAGATACTAATGGTGTTGAGGCCGCATTAGCGGTTCTTAAGAAGATGGTACGTGAAAGAAATCGTAGTATTTTCTTAGTCTCACACCGTGAAGAACTACAAGGACGTGTATCAAATGTTCTTAACGTAGTTAAAGAGAATGGGTTTACTAACTTCTCACAAGAAGACGAATCAGTTGACCCGGGAATCGAGTTGGACACAATTATTTAAAGGAGGTGAAAACCAATGAGTATACACGAACAAATTGTAGAACAATACGAAGCATACTTAGACGAACACGAAGCGTGGGAAACAAAAGGTGTTAAGGCTGCGGCCGCAAGAGCCCGTAAGGCACTTGGTAATATTGGTAAACTTACGAAAGAAAGACGTAAAGAAATCCAAGATAAAAAAAATAATATGTAAAAAAGTTCATAAAAGTGTTGACAATTATAATACTTTTGTGTTATAATTAATACATAGTCAAAGACGCTAAGTGTCTCCTCTCAACCTCTCTCAACGAGGCGTCTGCGATTAGTTTCTCTCAACACAGAGAACAAAAACCTAAAAGCCCGGTTCTAGTAACTGGGCTTTTTTTGTAGCATAAATACTACACAAGCAACGAAAGGAAGCACAGTGGCTAATCAACTATCAACAGAACGCATGGAAGAAATCGAAAGAGTTCGGAAAGAAGTAGAGAACTTTAAGAAAAAAGGTGGTAAGATTACTATCTGCGAAACCGGAGAAGTAACTGACCAAGGTAAAATTAGTTATAAGTTCAGACGACCACGACCTAAAGTAAAGAATGAACTTAAGTAAATTCCTAGAATGGTTCCAAATGATAACCGGTTGTACTGCGGCCGCAATCGTATCCTTGAACCTCGGTGATGAATGGGTATTTTGGGCAATGGTTCTTTTTGTAATCAAAGACAGTATGATGGGTATTTTTGCCTACATCAATAAATATCCAGGCATAATTATGAGCAGTGCTATCTATGTTCCTATAGATTTAATTGGTGTTATACGTTGGTATTGATTAGATAACATCGTTGTTTGCTTTTGGCACGTATACCATAAATACATGTATGCAGATATTCTTAATCATTTCTTTTGTTTTACTAAATGGCTCAGAACAAATAATGCCACAGTTCCCACCACAAGAGGTTGCAACTATGGAAATTTGTGAACGAAAAAAAGCGGCAGCGAAAGAATACTTCACGTATCAGTTAGAGAATAAACCAATTAGTTCGTTAAAGGGCTTTAGTGTAATATGTCAGGAAATACCAGTAGAATCATAATTTTTTACTAACGCTTTCTAAGTACTCAGTTAATATTTTAGAACTTCCTACTCTAACATTAATAATCCCGTTGTAATATTCATCGGTTTCTAAAACTCGGCGGTCAAATTGTTCTTTTGCTTCTACATAACTCAAAGCACCGCGACTCGGACAGTAGTGTAGAATTTCACGTACAAACTTGTTGGGACCTAATTTTTTTACATCAGCAATTAAATGGTCAGAAGAACCCCAATATGTACGCCAATCGCTTTCTTTAAACCCACGTCTTTTGTTCTTTCTTCCTTTAAGAGGTGGTTTTGTTGTTTTAAATCTTGCTAACTTCTTACCCACGTACTTTCGGTTGTTTTCAAGATTCGTAATTAAATACACAAATCCCTCAACATCTTCGGGTAATTCATTTACCACTTCTCCGTTATATATCCAATCGCTCATAATATTCCATTTGTCTTATTCTAAAAGGTCTAAAGACCTAATTCCTTCATAAATTTCATTCGCTTTCGCTCAATCAATTTATTCGGTATTTCTTTTATATCTATAACATACTTATATATTCTATTATTATGGTATTATAATATTATCTCTTATACTTGTTCCGTTTGGAAGCCATAATTGCCCTGTTGCCAGGACAATAAAAAAAATGGCGGAAACTTGTTCCTTGCTCATCAGCCTCTGTGTCTAAGTTAGCCTCCAGCAAAGGCGAGGTCGGTTGGCGATTCCCTCATAACTTAGTATTGCGTCTTTCGACCCAACGGCACACTATTCAACTCACACAGTTCAACTTGAATAATGCAACTAGATTACCTAGTTCGGTTTTGTACAAATGTACAGTATTCTCTGGTCATCCTAATATCCTTTAGAGATATGGATGTTCTATATTATAAACAGTCTTTTATGGTTTACGAGAAGAATGTAGGAGTTCATCCCTACTAGTCTGAACGTATGTAGAATATACGCCCTCAATCCCGGAACGGCAACCCGCTCAACAGTCCCACTATATCGGTTATATTAGTTTTCATATTAGTCTCCATTGTTGAGCCATATTAGTTATAAAGAGATGTATTAGTTTTTTATTAGTTTTATATTAGTATTGTTAGATTATAGGCGTCCCAGCCTGTTTGCTCATTTCGAAATTCTCATTGACAATTTCGTTTAGATAGTCTATGTGACCTGCGGGCATTTCGTGTATTTCACTAATGCTAACCCCACCTCTCATATACCAACTTAACTTTAACATATTTTTATGTAGTTTGTCAACCCTTTTTTGATATTTTTCTTGTTTTTCTGCAATTTCTTCTGGGCTGGCGTTAACCAACCAGCCTAAGAAAAATTTACAGGATTAATCTCAAGCGTTATTTCGTCTTTATGTCCACAATCAGCACATGTAAATTCAAACTTTGATAAATCGTCAGGCTTTTTGCTTAACTCTTTTACTTTGCTTTGAATTGTCTTTACAATAGGTGCAGGGATATCATTTAGAAATTGTCTAATTTCTTCTTCATCAACCGTATCACCTTGTGGTGTTTCTATTCTAGCAATAGACGTTGTAACTAAATCAATATTCTGAATTGCAACTTTTCTAAAGCCGTCTGAAAAAGTCTTGGCTAATGTTAGTTCGTCTTCTTCATCGTTTACTGATTTGCGAACACTTTCGAGTATTCGTCTTTGTTCAACTTCCATTAATGCTAAACGTGTTATGCTTTCAATTTTTGCTGGTTGAACGTGAATTTTTAAATCCTCATATTCAATCGGTTCAACTTCTGAGATATCAGGGAACTTATCTAATAGATAGTTAATATCTATATTGTAGTCTCCCTGCGCTTTACACTCTGAACAAGTGTGAGTATGTGTGATATCTTTTCCGTATGTTGCATACTTGATAGCAAGAAACAACGCTTCTACATCAATGTTACACAATTGTCTTGCGTCTTTGATAGATGGAACACAACTTTGAATAAGATTTATTAAAGCCTCACCATTTAGTAATGCATCTGGGTTCTCTAATGAAATCTCATCAACTGCCGTCATGGGCAAAATACCGATTTCATCTAATATCGTTTTATCTATTTCCGGGTTAAACTTCCCACCAGTTGGTATTTGCACATACAACTGAGGTTTACGGAAATATTTTGATAATAAGTTTTTGCTCATATATTTCTTCCTTTGATAAATACACTATGACAGTAAATAATTAAGTATATACTTTATTCACCACTAGTATTTACTCTATTATAAACTACGAAGTTATAGAAGTCAACCTTTTTTTTGAGAGAGAACAACATGGCAGACACACAAGACGTATATATTTCTGGTTATGACCCCAATTTACCAGACTGGGCACTTGAATCCACACAAAAACAGATAGCATCAGCACTTACGTTAGCCAATGTGGGCTCCACAAACATGCTTAAATTTCTTAAAGCAATATCTAATAATGAACAGATTTCGGTATCAGAACTTACCAAAGCAGTCAACGAACTAAAACAAGTAAAAGTTAAGATTGATGAAGGTACAAAACAAGAGCAGAGGTCGTCACAACAAGAAGCCGCCCAAGAAAGAAAAACAAATTCGTTCTTTGAGCGTCTAGTTAATTTACAAACTAAACAAAATAATTTAGAAAAACAACTACTAGATGAAACTAAGAAGAAACAAGCAGAACGACAGGTACGTGGCGGGTTCACAGATGAAGACTTACAAACACAAGAGTCTATGGACAAACTAAAAAACCTGGGTAAGGGATTCAAAGCAGTAGCATCAGCAACAGCAGTAGCATCAGCAGGAATTGAATCTGCATTTAGACAAGGTTTTATGGACAGATTTGATATGGCACAAGAAATGCGACAATCTGGATTGTTAGCAGGGCTAGATTCTGCTTCTGCTGGATTAATAAATATGTCATCAACAATTACAGATGCTAACTTTACTTTTGGTGAAGCCGCAGAATTCACAAAAAGATTTTCACAGGCAGTGGGTGTGACTGGTGTACAAAGTGCATTACAGTTTGCAGACTCTATTGCAACAGGCGATGATGGTATGATGGCAAAACTAGGTATAGAGTTTGGTCAAGTCGCAAATATGACAGGTATGTATTTAGAGTCATTGAGAATTGCAGGTCAATTGAATGGTCGTTCTGACCAACAACTGCGTTCTGGTATGGATGATTTTATGGATAATGTAGTTAGTACTGCAAACGTATTAAAAGTTTCAGTGGAAGAAGCCGCAGAAATGATGATGAAAACGTTGGATACATCGGATACTGGTTTATTGGCAACTATGAATCAAGACCAAGCCGCAACGATTGAAAATGCACTAAGGTCTTTCGGTTCGCAAGGTGGACCTTTGATGGAAGCACTTTCTGCCAGATTGACAGCAGGTGACCAAGGAACGTTCTTAAGAACAGAACAGTTTCAAGGATTACAAGGTACTGCATTGGGTCAAGAAATGTTACCATTTATTGAACAGATGGCACGTGTAGTTGAGGAAGGTGGAGATTTTCAAGGGTTTTTATCTAATAATATGGGAGATATGGCAGAGCGTGTTAGAGATTTGGCGTCACAAGCGGGTGTACGAGAACAACTTGTAGATGACCCACAATTAGCATCATTAGTCGGTGCGCTAATGCAACAAGCACAAAATATTGAAGATGCGGCAAAAGGAATGCCACAGTTAGATGAAGCGGGTAGAACTGGTCTTGTTAAGACAGAGTTAGATAGACAGGCTATCATTGCATCAGAAGATGTTGTAAATGAAAGTATGGGTGACTTTGTAGGAAATATGCAAATATTGAATACGACACAAGCAGACTTAATAGAACAAGCACGTAAATCATTTAAAAATATATCAGGAATAACTGATATTGTTAACAACGTAGGAACTGCCCTAACTGTGTTGACTAGAGTTGCAACTGAATTTGGTCTTTCACTTATAGATTTAGGAATTAATTCTGACCGATATGACGGGTTAGAAGATGCGATGAAATTACAAGATATACAGAATAATCTAAATGGAAATGAAACACCTTCAGATAGAACTAATATACAATCTATAGTAGATGTACAAAATGCGGCAGTTGAATTGAGTGCTAAAGTAGATAATCCAATTACGCATGAAGCAGTGTTTAATACATTAGCAGAACAATTGCGCAATTCTAATGTTACGTCTGAAGAACAATTAACACAACTCATTGACCTATTAAAACAAAATCAAGCAAATGCAGAAACAAGAATGAATGCGTCACCAGTAGGTTCGGAGCAAAGGGATATGGAAATGCAAAATACTAAAGAGTATAATCAATTAATAACATCGATTGGCAACCTTATAACGGAACTACAACAATAAACAAAATAAAGGTTGACATATACGATATAAATATGTTAATATAGAGAAATCGGGATATAATTATGACTTGGAAAAAATATTTTAAAACTTATGACGGGATGCCTGAGCGTTCTAAATCATCTACCTCTGGTGGTGGTGATGCTTCTAGCAAGAAGTACAGTAGTTGGCTACCTGAAGTTTATCAAGGGCAACCCAATAGAGTACAGCGTTATGGTCAATATGACCAGATGGATATGGACTCAGAAGTGAATGCGGCGTTAGATACTATTGCTGAATTCTCTACATTATTTAATGAAACATCAAACCTAGCATTCCAAGTTGAGTTTAATGAAGACCCATCATTTACTGAAAACGAAATTATTCAGAAATCATTGAGACAGTGGTCAAATATGAATGAAATGAGTAAGCGTGTATTCAGAATATTCAGAAACACAATTAAATATGGTGACCAAATCTTTATCCGGGACCCAGAAACATATAAATTATATTGGGTTAACCCGGTTAAAATTGATAAAGTTGTTGTCAACGAAGGCAAAGGTAAGAAAGTAGAAGCATATTATATCAAAGATTTAGACCTCAACTTACAGAGTTTGAATATTACGGCCGACAGTACTAAATTAGCACAGACAGGTGCTGGTGCAATGGGAATCCCAACACACAATGCTAGTACTACTCAAGGATATACAGGCGGGTCAGCAGGTGGTTCACGTTTTGCAACAGATGAAACGTCAACACCAGTCGATGCCAAACATATAATTCATATCTCATTGAGTGAAGGTATTGATAGTTACTGGCCATTCGGCACAAGCATACTAGAACCAGTATTTAAAGTATACAAACAAAAAGAATTATTAGAAGATAGTATTATTATCTATCGTGTACAACGTGCACCAGAACGTAGAGTATTTTACATTGATGTCGGCGATATGCCAACTCATAAAGCACGTCAACACTTAGAGCGTATTAAGAGTGATATTCACCAAAGACGTATCCCATCTAAAACAGGTGGCGGGCAAAATGTCACAGATAGTGCATACAACCCACTATCAATTATGGAAGATTACTTCTTTGCTCAAACGGCCGAAGGTCGTGGTTCTAAAGTTGAAACACTACCAGGTGGCGAAAACTTAGGTGAAATTGATGACTTGAAGTTCTTTAATGATAAACTATTAAGAGGTTTGCGTGTTCCACCAAGTTATTTGGGTGGTATGGATGCAAATGGTTCTGCATTTAATGACGGTAGAACTGGTACTGCAATGATACAAGAGTTT